ACAAAACTGCCACCCTCGACAGAGAACACTTAATAGTGCCACCCTCGACAGAGAACAGTTTTTGTTTCTCGCACCTACATTTTATCGTTATGGCACTTTGGACAGCAAAAGTTATACTCAATAACAGACTCTTTTCAACAGAGTTTGAGAGTATATCGCCTTTTGGTTCTGATGCTAAAACAGAAGCGATGGGTAGATTTGGAACTAACAATGTACAGTTATTTCCAAAGTCCAATGCGTTGAGAGGTAGAGTGTGACGTTGGTATATGTGTCACACATCAAGTTGCCTTAACGATAAAATGTAGTAGAATAAAGAATGTAAGAGAGAGGGTTTGTGTTTGTTCCTCTGCTCTTACATCTTTTTTTTTATATTATGGAGCACAATGACAACACTAATGGAATCAGAAAACAAACTTAAGATATTACAATGGACAGAGAAACTCTGCCGTGCCCTTGAACAACAATACAGAGATCAATCTTTGAGATCTGTTATTCATACTCAAGCAATCACAGGAACAGACCCATATCTACAAGAGAGAGTAAGAAAAATTGAGAACCAAGAAGATGAGAGGATTAGTTTCTTTATCGAGAAAGGTAGAAAATACTACAAAATTTGTATGAAAACTAAACAAGTCAATCGTCAGTTTGGCGATGACATAAGTGTTCATGCTTTTGTTGATAAGAGTACAGGCGAAGTATATAAACCAGCAGGGTGGAAGGCGCCTGCTAAACACGTTAGATTTGATATGCGTGATGACATAGACAGAGCAAGACTCTATAGTATATGTGATTGGGCGGGCGGTTATCTCTACTTGAGATAACGACTAACGGACTAAATAACTAAAAAGAATTAATTATGGGATACGATTCACTTGTTTCAGATACAGAGGCATTAACAAAAGTTAAGTTAGGTCAAGTTGACCGAACTAAGAAACAATTACAAGCAGCAATGCGGACTATAGGTAATCTTGATGAGAGATTGACTTCATTAGAGTCAATGACTCATGCTGCCCTGATGAAACAACAAGATGACATTAAAGCACTTGTTATTCAAGTCAACACTTTGAAAGGACAACTTGAAGAAAAGGAAGCATCAAAGAAATTTGATATGGACTCTATGCCTGCTGAGTATGGTGGTGCTGGTGCGCCTCCAGTTGGATAGTTGCCAAACTACCTACAATATGTAATACTAAGATTGAACACACAACTTTTTTTTATGGAAGATGAAATGATTGATCTCTATGAGATCGGAGAATCCACAGACAATGAGTGGATTACTGAAATTGAAGGCGTTGAAGAGGTATTCGACCCCGAAACACAAAAACTATTAGCACAGTTCTAAAACTGTCACAATGCTCCTAGATTCTAGGGGCATTTTTTATTATAATATGGTTATTGACACAAACACTATGGAATTGAGAGACCACCAAACAGATATTATACAGTTGATGGCAACACAGACCAAAGGCAAGATTCTTGTGCCTACTGGTGGTGGCAAGACACTATGTATGATTCAAGATGCTAAGTGGCGTTTTACAATGCCTATTTCTCAGACCATAGTTGTTGTTGCTCCTAGAATACTATTGGCAAATCAATTATGTTCAGAGTTTCTTGAGCATATTGACAATGTAGATGTGCTTCATGTACATAGTGGAGACACACATCATTTCAAGACTACTAAACCAAAAACTATAGAGAAGTGGTATCACAATTCTATAAAGAACATATTGATCTTTACAACATATCATTCACTTCACAGAATACAGGAAGCACAGGATATTGAGGTGGACACAATATATTGTGATGAGGCACACAATTCAGTACAAAAGAACTTCTTGCCTGCTGTAACTCACTTCTCAAAATATGCCACTCGCAAGTATTTCTTTACTGCTACACCAAAAGAGAACAGAAATCCTAAACTTGGCATGAACAATACTAAAGTATTTGGTAATGTGATTGCTCAAGTGCCTGCTCCAGAGTTGATTGCTAAAGGTTATATCATACCGCCTAAAGTCAAGGCAGTAAAATACCCTATAGATCATTATGGTAGTCAGGAAGAAATTGATAAGACAGTTATTCTTGATGCTCTCAAGAATGAGGAGCACATGGACAAAGTATTGGTCACTGCCAAGTCAACTACCAATATTGCTAGACTTGTCAATGGTACAAACTTTCAGGCATTATGCCATGATATGAAATACAATGTATTGCACATCACATCAAAGTTTGGTGCTGTCATCAATGGTAAGAAGGTGTCCAGAGAGACATTTTTCAACTTGATGAACAAGTGGGGTGCTGACCCTACCAAGAAGTTTGTTATGTTTCATCACTCTATATTATCAGAGGGCATGAATGTATCAGGACTCACTGCTGCAATATTGATGAGGAATCTTGATCTCATCACTATGGCACAGACTATTGGTAGAGTGATACGCCTTGATAAGAATGATGCTGCCAAACTACAGACAGGAGAACTAAAACCACAGGGCAGTGGTTTCAAGAAACCATTTGGCAAGATGTTTGTGCCAGTGTATAGCAATGTTGGTATCAGTACAGAGAAAAGGTTACAGAGTGTTGTTGACACTATATTCACAAAAGGAGAGGCACAGGTCTCTATCACAAACGTAAAACACTAGATAGTAAAACCGAGGCAACTATGGAAGAAAACAGAATGGAGGCAATTCGCCATTTATCGCTAGGTAAAATGGAAGAACAATATGCCAAAAGAATGGAGGAATTAGTCTCTGATATGCAACTTGAAACTGCTGAAGCATTATTGCAAGAAATGACATACACAGGAAGTGAGGAGTACGATTGTGACTTATTTCTTGATGACTTAACTGATTGGTTAGATAATCCATTTCCAGGCACAGACCTACGTTTTTATGACAAAGATGACTAAAGAAGAGAGACAAACTCAAAAGGATATTGAAAAGTTAATCTATCCAGACCACTTAAAGTTTTTAAAGAAACTAAAGGCAGCATTAAAACGTGACCCCCACGGCATCAAACCTAAGAGAAAAACTAGGAAGAACTATAAAAAGAAATGAATGAAAGTTTGTTATTATTTGGCATAGGAATTAATAAGTTTAAAGTAACAAATTGGCAAGATAAGAAATCAAAGTTGCTAGAACTAATAGATTTTGATGGCACTACAGTTCAGAGTTGTGAATCAGATTATTTTAAATATCAGGCGAGAGCGCCTTATATTGACAGTTTCGCAACAATTCTTGCTGAAGATTTAGATAACCTAGTAAATACATTCACAGAAGAATTGCAAGAGCGTTATAGAGGAGAGTGCCCAGTTCAAAACATAGAGACATGGGAACTATGGGCGCAGAGATATAAACTAGGGCAATATCATGGTGCTCATAATCATGGTAGTATGAAAATATCATGTGTGTTATATGTTGACTATGATAAGAATGAACATAGACCAACAAAGTTTTATGCTCCCTTTACAAATCCATATATGGGTGTAATAGAAACAATATCGCCTCCAGTTGAAGAAGGCAACATTATTGCTTTTCCCTCTACTCTATTGCATGAGTGCCCGCCATGTGAATCATCAATGCCTAGAACAGTATTTTCTTTTAATATACCATTAAGGTGACAATTATATAAGTGGCACACATGGGGTTGTATTGTTGCCATGATGTACTATTATATAAATGTGAGAGGCAAGAGTGAGCGACCCCAGTGGAAAATGCTCTTTAACCCGAATCTCTCTCACATACACTAAGGTATCCATTGGGTTAGGTGTGAGTCCTAACAGAAAAGAAGTCAATGAATGTAAATCCTTAACCGCAGCGTGAGTTAGTACTTTCTTAGAAAAGTGAAGCACCTCTTGACCACGCTGCTTTTTTTATGTTATAATGACTATATGAAGAACAAACATCTTGAACACATAGAGGACAACATTCTTGCTGGTAAGCAGGGAGCAGTTGATGCTGTCAAGTTTTTGACAAGCAAAGAAAACAAAGTATCAGTAAAGTATGATGGCGCCCCTGCTATAGTATATGGCGTCAATCCTGAGAACAATAGATTCTTTGTTGGTACTAAGAGTGTGTTCAATAAAGTCAAGGTCAAGATTAATTATACACATGATGACATAGACAGAAATCACAGGGCAGTGCCTGAAGTGGCGACAATATTACATACTTGTTTTGATACTCTACCAAAGAATGATGGCGTTTATCAGGGCGACTTTATTGGTTATGCTGGTTCAGATAATCATACGCCAAATACTATTACATACAAATTTGATGATAGGATTGACAGTATGATTATGGCAACACACACAAAATATATTGGTAATACTATCAAAGATATGAATGCTCAGTTTCATTACAGGGCAACTAATGATGACAATGTTCACTTTATTGATACCAATGCCAATGTAGGTAAGAGAAACTTAAAACTAGATTTACTCACTACACTTGCTAGAACTATTATACCATTTGTGAAGTTTCCACATGATGATGACATAGCACAGTTAAAAGTAAGTATCAACAAATATATTCGCTCTGGGCGATCACTTGATGCTGACCAGTTGGCAAAAGATACTGGATATTCTAAAAACTTATTTCATTTATATAATATGATAATTGAAATAAAAGAATTAATCATGGAAGGCATCACTACTACAGAGAATGTTCAATGCTTACATGATAGTATGCCCTATGAGCATGAGGGTTATGTTATGTCAAATGACTATGGTACTTTCAAACTTGTAAAACGTCAACAGTTCAGTTACGCCAATTTTCAGAAGTGTGACAGTTGACATACTGGCACATGGGGTGGTTGCTTTCTGATATATCTCGACTATCATTAGTATATCAATCAAACAAACACTATGAACGTAAACAAATTGAAGCAAGTCAGACTTTCAGTATTAATTGAAAAATTAACTGAGTTAGGTTGGGATTATTCTTGTAATAGAATGTCTAGGTCAGGTATGCAAACCTATGATGAAATTATGCAATACATGGGAATTTTAGATGCTAAAGAGCATTGGAATGATGATGTATATGCTGATTCTAACGGAGATTGGTAGAATGTACACAAATAACGAAACAGCACTTCTTACTTTGATCTCTAATATCAATAACCAATTCTATTATATTGGCGAAGATGATGACAAAGTTGCACCAGTTGACGTAAAGAAATTTACTCAGTATTGTGTTGACTTTATTGATTCCTTGGAGATAGAAAAATGACAAGAGAACAAGAACTTGAACAACGCTATCAAGATTTTCAAGAGTGGTTAAACACTTGCCCACTTGTTGTTACTGACTATCAAGATTTTACAGATCAATTTCAAATTACATTTAATTTGGACGCAGATTCAGTTAATGACACTTTCATAGACATTAATAACACAGGAGGCAAGTATTAATGAAAACATTTATCATTCAAGAAAAGTTTGTTGGTTACGCTGACATATCTATTGAGGCGGAGACTGAAGCAGAAGCACTTGCCTTATATAATAGAGGACATTATCCAGATAGTAATTATCAAATGGACGATATGTTCTATAATTTTGAGTTCGATTCAATTACAGAGGAAAAAGCACTTGACACTATCTAAAGAAACAATAGGCAAACTTGCTGATGCCATAACACTAGAGGTTATTGACTATATTGTCAATAATCCTAAAACAAATACATTTCTATATGAAATGGTAAATGAGGCATTATGTGAGAAATTAGGAAACAAGAATGAAGATGGCACTTGCTCATTTGATGGCAGTTTTCTTGCCCCTGCTGTTCTTGATAACATCACACTAACACTTGCTCCCAACAGTATGCCAAGTGACCCTGCTGCCTTGTGACAATTATATTACTGTCACACTACCAGTTGAATCTTGCTTCAACTGCATTATAATAAGTACATAACAAACAAACAACTATGTCAACTAATTCAAGACTTGGACTCAGACTAGAAGATGGGTCAATCCTATCAGTATATCATCACTGGGACGGTTATCCAGAGTGGTTAGGTGTTACTCTTAATGAGCACTACAATACAAGAGAATCAATCGCTGAACTAATTGATGGCGGCAACATGAGTTGTTGCTATACTGATTCAGATTGGCAACATGATGAACTTAAAACATTCAGACCTCTATATTATAC